CGTAGTTTACTGATAACGACTTGTCGTAAACAATTACTTTTGCAGCTTTTTTCTTTTCCGCTTTGAAATCTAAAAACAACCTTTTTAATATAGTATAAAGGTAACTCATATTAGGCTCTCCGTCTTTTAATACCTTATCTTCCTTTCCGTATTTCATTAGTTTGATATAGAACTCTTGTACAATATCTTCAGCGTAAAAATGCTCGCCTAAGTCGTGAATGATTCGGATAAAATCATCTTGCCTTGCTTGAACTTTTACAATCCATTCCATTGTTTAGAATCTAATCAAAAGTAATGATAATTTTTTAATCATAAAAAAAGCGCCCATTTCTGAGCGCCTGTTATCAACGAAAAAAAGTGAATGCTTGTGTAACATTGATAGGGTCATCCATTTTGGTTACACATATGTCGCGACCATAATTGCATTTCATATCAAAGATAACATTTTTTTTAAATTAAAAAGCCGTTCGTGTAAAACGGCTCTTCAAAATAACAAGACCTCACAAGCGCACGTTCAAATAACACTTGTATGTTGGTATATACAAATGTAGTCATAATTTTTTAAACTAAAAAGCCGAACATTTCTGCTCGGCTAATTACTAACATTTAAAAATCCGTATTAGAACGGAATATCGTCAGAATCGTTGCTTTCGTAGGATGCCTCTTCAGGTTGCTCTCGATTAAATCTCCAAGCTTCCAAAGTGTTAAAATATTTTACCTCGCCTTTTGGAGAAGTCCATTCTCTGCCTCGTATGTTTATGTCAACATCAATTGCATCGCCAACCTCGTACTCATCCAGCAGACCGCATTTATCTTGTGTTAGCTGCAATAAAATTAATTGTGGGTACTTATCCTCGGTTTGTATTACAAACTCTCTTTTAGAGAACTTTTCCGTGATTTGTTGGGTTTCCCCTTTTAGGTGTAATCTTCCTTTTACATTCATTTGTTTATTATTTAAAAATTATGTTTATAATTATGTCTTTCGATTTGTAACTTGTAATACTCAAAAGCTCTAAATCCTGTTATATGGCTATCCGTAGGAACAAAATATTTCCATCCTTTTGAAGCTCCTCTATTTATATAATAAAACAAGAAAGCTGCAAGTTTGCCTGTATCCTTTTCCATCAATACGCTTGCGGTATGGTCTGAGGTTGGTATGACTTCCTTTATGCAAAAACTTTCTTGATTTACATTACCCTCCCTATCCTTGCGATTAAATCTCTCGCATACTATTTGAGCAAATTCGTTTAACTCTTGCGCTACTTGTTTATTCATACCTCTTGCGCTTTAAATTGTTCGTGAATTAATGTTTCGTAATACTCTCGGCATTCCTTAACTCGGTTGTAAATCTTTTCAATTGCTTCAGGATCGTAATCAATCTCATAGCATTTTATTCTTTGCTCCTTTGGTACTCTCTCAAAGTTGTGTTGCATTTCTACCGCGTTCCTTACAATTGGGTTATCTTCTATTTCTTTGAGCTTGTAATGCACTCTTCTTACCTCATCCTCTACAATATCGCTCGGTGTATCTACTAAGCAATAAACAAGGTAGGCTTTCCGTCTTCCTGTAAGCTCCATGTATCCCTGAAGCTGGTAATAGTAGTCCTTGTTCGGTATGTCTTTCTTAAACCACGGAAAGGTTGTTGCATCGTAGCTACTCTTTACATCAAGCACGAAATCGTCATTTAGTACGTCAGGGGTTCCAGTTAGGTATTCATTTTCGTAAAACTCCTCGTTCTTTGACATTGCGCCCATGTTTAGAACCTCCTCGGCAAGCTTTATGCTGTCATCTTCAACCGCTATGCCTTTATCTATGGCTTTGCTCCATACGTCTTTGCTATATCCGTACATATTTTCAATAGCATATTCCTCTAAATATCCTTGGCATGTCTTGCTTAATTGCCCTTTTGTTCGGCTGTTAGGCATTATCTTTCCAATTGCGGAGCATCTTATCTTAAAATCTTTCATAGTTGCTTTAATTGCTTAGGAGTTAATGAATAATGGTCTTTAAAAAACTGCGCATTATATTTTCCGCTTTTATCATGCTGAATCATAGTTAATGCAGCCTCAAACTCGCCTGAATTTAGCTTCTTTTTCTGTATAGTCTTTCCGTGAGTATTCGTAGAATCAGCATCTTTCGTGTCATCTATTAAGAATAATCCATTCAATGCGTACTTTCTTGCGTAGCTGGATGAGGATCCAAAGCTCTGCGCAATGTCCATTCCTTTACGATTGATGTCAATACCAGCTTGTGCCTTTACCGCTTGTACTTTGTTGCCGTCTGTTATCATTGCAGTCGCTTCGACATACATACAGCCAGCGGCTTCTTTTACCTCATCGGTAAGGTTCAACACTAATCCATTAAGCAAAGGCTTTACAGCCTCCATAATGTCCTCGCATGAGCGGTATTTGTACTTGCCAAAACTATTATACTGATTCTTTGGCGCTTTCAGTTGCTGTTGGATTTCTCCAAGCCTTTCGATTAATTTGTTCATAACGTGTTTATTTTATTTGATTTATATAATTCTTCACTTGTTCATAATGTGCAATGTATCTCCTAAAGTTGTTGTAACTTTTTCTAAATTCTTTTGCTCCTTTGTGGTCTCCATTATTAGCAGAACTAATTGAATAAGAATAAAATGCTTCTTTATAGGTTGTTGCCCTCCTAAATCCTAAATCAAACAGCCATTCGTCACCGATTCGCTCGTTGATTATTTCTCTGCCTTGAATTTTGATTGATAAGATTCCAGCGGTCGCTGAAACCTCAATAGGTTTTCCTTTCATAATACGATTTTAATTGTTAGTGGTATAAAATTAATAAAATATTCTTTAAATAAAAATTATTCTTTTAATACTTTCGTCTTTTGCTTGTACTCCTCTATAATATCTCGCAGC